CTCTATAATCCCCGCTCCGCTGGCCCCTTAGCTCAGTGGTTAGAGCAGGCGACTCATAATCGCTTGGTCGCTGGTTCAAACCCAGCAGGGGCCACCAAATTAAGTGATGTAAATCATGCATTTAAGCCACCTTTTAAGGTGGCTTTTTTGTGGCTGCAATTTGTCATTGGCAGCAAAATGGCAGCAGCACATTTTTTTCACTCCTTTGCTTCTATCTAAAGGCATATTAGACAACTTTCACTACTAGCTTTGACACAACCCTCAAAAGGTGATCATTTTCCGCTTTCACAACAAGTTGAGTGTTAAGATTGGTGCCAGAACAACTTAAGTTGTGAACAATCGTTAAGAGCCAGAGAGGGATGTTAACAATCTCTATTTAATTACCACCACACGGACTGTTTATGCACTTACAAATTTTGTGTTTTTTAATATACCATTCGATAACGCCCAATAATCACGAATTAAATTAATCCGTAAATTATACTTATTTTTGACAGATAACTATCATTGTTAAAAACCATTACTGAGAAACAATAATTTCACCTGTAAAAAATGGAGCAGATATGAATATTAAACCATGGGAAAAAAGGCTTAAAGATCTTTCTCATTTACTCGGTATTTGTGCAGAAACTTATTTTGACCCTGAGCTTTTTCGTTTAAATCTCAATCAATTCCTGCAAACCTCAAGAACAGTAACTTTTATCATACAAAAAAACAAAAAAGAAATAGCAGGATTTGACAAATGGTACCAAGAGTTCGTTATTGAAAAATGGAGTAATGACCCTTTAATGACTTGGGCCAAAGATTCTCGCAACACTATTGAAAAGCAAGGTGATTTAGAGATGTTTAGTGAAGCTAGAGCTACACTAATATTTTCATACATTGAAGAACAAGACATTGATATAAAAACGCATGAAAGTTTAATTAAGATAGGCATTAAGAAGCTAGTAAGACTCGCTCAAAAAAGATTGCCTTCTGCCATGTCAGGTGATGCTGTTATAAGATCTGAACGAAGGTGGGTAGCCAATAGCCTTGAAAATTATGAACTACTACATGCACTTACCCTCATATATAGCCGAGTGTATGATTGCTGTAAATCTTTGGGTAATTTTATAGGAAATCCCATATGTGAAAAAATACTGACACCAACTTCTTTCGAATCCCTACGAAATGAAAAAAGGTACGTAAGCTATTTTAAGCTAAATGATTATTCCACCGGACACATATCATTTGACACTGTAAAAGTTGATCACAAATCAATACCTGAATCAATAAAAGAACGAATTGATAAAATGGATAAATCAAGCGAGGTAAAATCTCTGAAAGATTTAGTTATTAATCTCTCGAAGATTACTGAATTTACTTTCTTAGAGTATGGAAATCATGTCCAGACACTATTCTTCTTCAATAAAGATTATCAAACCATTGACCTTTTAAGTACAAGATTTGATGATCAAGCAGATAAGTATGTTTTTTGGCGTGTTGCTGCAGATCGTGCAAAAATATTAAATGCATTTGGATTCATTTGGATATCAGAGCTTTGGATAAGACGTTCGAACTTAAATTTCAAAGAAGCAATCCATAAAATGCCAATAATAGGAGAAAGGTTACAAATTATTGGCATTGACACTGATGACAACCAACACAGTATTTCATGGGAAATCATACGCAATGATGATGCAGAAAAACCACAGTTAGCTCTAATTTCAACAGATGAATCAAGCGATGGTAAGGGTTACTTCATGCGGCCAGTATTGAAAGCGATTGGCGGCGATATAACTAATTTAAATGATTGATTCTCACATCATATTATTGGTTAATCGACTCATGTTACTCATAAATCTGAACATAAAAGCCCGTGCTACACGGGCTATTGAAATGCCGTTAAAATCATAACCACAGTGGTTGTTGCTGATTTCTTCCCGGATGCGGCGGCACAGGTTTAACGCTACCCGGTTTCATAATAATCTCGGAAACCGTCTCATGGGACTTAAACGTGCAGCTGCAATTGATGTTCTGGCACTGGTTATATCGTTCTTTGGTTGTTGCTGATACCTGAAAGCTGCTGCGGGTATGTGCGGCATTCCCGCACAAAGGGCAATTCATCATAATGTCTTCTCCAGAACCCAATTGAGATAAATGTTACTCAATTTAACCATTTTGAGATAGCACTATTCCATTTCAAGTGAATCTATTTTCACTTCAAGCTCAATGCTGGTCGTATAACCGTTGTCAGCGCTCAGGCTATGCGTCAGCGTGGTGATAATCCATTCCCCGGCATCAATCGGCTGTTTAAACCCGCTCACCTTTACCGGCATTTCCGTGTAGAGATCCGCACGACCACGCACCAGCTGAATAGAGAACGTCGCCACCCCGCGCTGTAACCTTTCCCACTGCATTTTGGCAGCGCGCTCTGCGTTGGCCCGGTTCGCATAGGTGCGGCTCAGCACCAGGACGTTCTCATCCGTGCCGATCAGATAGTCGCCCTGCTTCGCCTCCGGCTCCTTTTTCTGCGCGGCGGGTTTGCGGCGCTTACGCTTCACCGTGGTTTCCGGCTTCTTCTCCGGCTCGCGGGTGTGCAGCCAGCTTGCGATCACGCCGGTGTAGGCGTCACGGTCAGCCAGCGTGAAGCGATGACCGTCGCCGTCTTTACGCACGAGGGTGATGGCGGGCAGCACTTTGCCGCTGGCCGTTTTGCCCTGTCCCTGCCGGATAAATAGCAGGTTGCCATTCTTGATGCAGGCCACCGCGCCGCACTGTTTCGCCAGCCGCATCAGGAAGCTGGCGTCTGACTCGTTGGTCTGGTCGATATGGTCCAGCGCCATCTTCGCCACGTCGTCGCCTATCGCCGTTTTGAGTTTGTGCCGCCCGGCAATCTCTTTCACCACCTCACCGACGCTGGTCTGGTGCCACGACTTTTCGCGCTTCGTGTTCAGCGTCTGGCGGAAGTCTGCGCTGCGCGCGCGTAGGGTCAGCCGGTCCGGCGTGCCGCTGTGCTCGATTTCGTCCACGGTGTAGGTGCCTTTCGGGAAAAGCGCCTCACCTTTCCAGCCCAGCGCCAGCGACAGCTCAACGCCCCGGCGCGGCATCAGCAGCTGGCCGTCCGCGTCGTCCAGCTCGATGTCCAGCTGGTCCGCTTCAAAGCCGCGATTATCGGTCAGCGTCAAGCTGATAAGCCGCTGCTCTATCTTTTGCGTCACATCCGCCCCGGCAAGCGTCAGGCGAAAAGCGGGCGCGTTCGCGTGGCCGTTAATCCAGCTGCCCGCCATCATGAGAACAACCCGCCCACTGCCGCGCCCACTTTACCGGCGGCGTAGGTGGCTGCGCCCTGCATGGCCGACAGCTGATCGCTGAGGCTGCCGAACATTTCACCCAGCGATTCATCGGTGCGCTTCAACGTCAGCGTGAACTCAATGCGGCGGCACACGCCGTTGCTGAAAAACTCCGCCTTGGTCTGGCTCAGGCTCTCGATTACGAACATGCCGTAAATCGTGCCGCTGCCCTCAATCAGCGGCCACGCGCGCCCCAGTTCGGCAATCTGCTCCAGCGCGAACAGCGACAGCCTGCCGCCGGTGATTTCCGGCAGCAGCACGCCGGACAGGGTGATCGTGTCGTTGTCCGGGCCGAGGAACTGCAGCGCGGGCCGCACGCCCACGCGGCTGTTCGACGGAAAGCGCCAGCTGCGCTGGAGCTGCAGCTCCTGATACGGCACGGTTTTAAGCATGAAAACAAACAGGCCCAGCGTCATCATCATTCGTCAAATCCTCCACGGTCACGGTAACTGCTGCGGACGCGGGCCTCGGCCTGCCGCTGCTCGGCTTTGAGACGGCGCATTACTTCGTCCACTAAATCCTGCTGGCTTTGCCCTGGCTGCTGCACGATGGTGAACGAGGCGTGGATCTGCGGCGCGGCAACTGCCTGCGAGGTCTGCGCGCGCGGCGCGTCCTGACGGTATGCCTGCGCGGGCAGGCTCAGCGGGTGCAGCGGCTTCGCCTCCGCCGTTCCGGCTGCCATGCCGAGCGTCATTGCCGCCATGGCCGCCAGCTGCGCGGTGCGTTTCCGGCTCATCACGCTCACCGGTCCGCCGACAATTTCCGGCCCGTTCTCACCTACGACGCCAAACTGGCCCGCCGGGATGTTGCCGCCGGTGTCGTACATCCCCGCAAACGCCGGGAAGCCGCCCGCTGGCAGCGTTACCCTGCCGCCGCTGGCGCTGGCGGCCTGCGGCGGCACCGGCAGCTTCGTGTTAGCCGACGCCTTGCTGACGAGGCCGAACTTTTCCAGCAGCTCGCCGATCCCGGCCTTCAGGCTGTCCAGCGGATGCATCACCATATTCAGCCCGTCGGCCAGCGCCTGCCCGAACGCTTTACCCTTCGCGGCGGCGCTGTCCAGCTCGGCCGCCGTGGACTGAACCGGCGTCAGCAGGTCTTTAAACCAGCCAAATAGCGCCTGCACTTTGTCACCGATCCACTGGAACACCGGCTGCAGCGGTGAAAACGCCTCACTGATGGGACCGGCGGCGGCCCGGAAGCCCTCAACAACGCCGCCTAAATACGCCTTAATGGGTGCCCAGTATTTCCAGATAACCAGCGCCACACCCGCAAGTGACGCGACGGCCAGCCCGACGGGACTCAGCAGCGCGCCTAGCGCCCAGATCACGCCCGTCAGCACCGTGCGCAGCAGGGTCAGCGGCGACTTCACCAGCCACATCAGCGCGCCTCCGGCACCGCGCACCGACGCAGCCAGCGGCGCAAGGGCGGCACCGGCCAGCCCGCGCACCTGCGCGCCCAGCGCCCGCACCCCGGCCATCGGGTTACGGAAGGACGCAACCAGCGTCTGCCCGGCGTCCTGCGCCTTCTCCTTGATTTTCTCCAGCGCGCCCTCACGGAAGGCGTTCAGGATGCCGCCGCCCTCGTCCTCATCGTCACCGCCGCGCAGGGACGCCAGCGCGTCGCGGATTTTCTCCAGCCAGTTCACCGACTCCCCGGCCTCGCCGCCGCTGAACAGTGAGAACAGCTTTTTGATGCCGTCGCCGGACGACGCAAGACCCGGCGCAAGTTTTGAGAATGCCTTGCCCAGCCCGCCCAGCAGCGGCGAGAGCTTCGCCAGCCCTTTCAGGCCGAGCATGTTTAACCCGAAACGCAGCATCAGGATCGGACCGAGCACGGCAGCCATGCCCACGGCCAGCGTGCCGAGCGCCAGCGTTACCGTTGCCACCACTGCGGCGATTTTCATCAGCCTGCCGACCAGCTCCGGGTTGGACTCTACCCAGCGGCGCATGGTGCCGGTGACGCGCTTCACCGCGTCCATGATTTCCATCAGCGGCGCGCGCAGCGTGTCGCCGAGACTGCTCAGCGTGTTGGCCGCGCCGGTTTTTACCAGCAGCCACTGCGCGGACAGGGAATCCTTGTTGATGTCCGATTCTTTCTGCATCGAGCCGCTAGCCGCGTTGCCCTGCGTCAGCTGCAGCTGGCGTCGCAGCTCCGGCATGTTGTTGGCGAGCTTCGCCGCGTCCTTGCCGAACTCCTTGCCAAACACCATGGTCATGGCGGTCAGGCGCTTGTCAGCGGGCAGGTTGTTCACCTTCTCCAGCACGCGCTGGATGGTGCCCATCGCATCCGTGGTCATCTGCTTTTCAATGGCTTTCGGGTCCAGCTTTAGCAGCTCCATGCCGCCCATAAACGTCTTGCCCTGCATTGTGGCGACGGAGAGTTCACGCACCATGGCGTTCGCCGCGCTGGCAGCGGTCTCCGACGTTGCGCCGAGGCTCAGAAACGTGGAGCCGAGCGCCGCCGCCTTGCGGTAGTCCAGCCTGTCCGCCACGCCGCCCATGCGCTGCAGCACGTCGATAATGTCCGATCCCTTGGACATCGCGTTGTCGTCCAGGTAGTTCAGCGCGTCGCCCAACTGCTCGATGTTGCGCGTGGGGATTTTGTAGAGCTGCGCAATCTTGCCCAGCCCCTCGGCCAGCTCACCGGCGGGTAGCTCAAACGCGGTGGACGACTTCGCCGCCGTGGTGGCAAACACCAACAGGTCGCGCTTCTGGTCCTCGTAGGAGTCGTTCTGGTTGGTCACGCCCATGCGCGCGCCGCCCTCGACCAGCGCGGCATAGTCAATCGCGCCGTTGTCCATCGGCAGCTGCTCGCTGGCGGCCTTGATGGCGGCCTGCATGTCGTAGAACTGCGTCGTGCGGTTGCCGTCGTTGTCGCGCAGGCCGTTCACCTGCTTCGCCACGCCCTTCATCGCGTCTTCCATGTCCGCCGAGGATTTTACGGCGGCCAGCACCGGCGCGCCCATCGCCAGCCCGGCCACGGTGATCGCCGCTCCGGCACCGGCAATTTTATCGCGCACCTCAAGCGAGCGGGCGTGGCGCTCCCGCAGCGCGTTGATTTTGGCCTGCTGTTCGCCGAGCCGCTTCAGCGACTTCTGCTGCCGGTCAATCGCCGCGCGCGTCTCATCAGCACGACTTTTGAGGTCGCGCTGTGCCTGGCTGAGTTTTTTAGTATCAACGCCGGATTCAGTGAGCGCGGCGCGCTGGCGCTGCACCGAACCCAGCAGGCCGTTATAGGATTGCTGCAGCTCGCGCACGCGTTTTTTCGCCTGCTCAAGCAACCTGGCCTGCGCGGCGGTGGGCCGGTTAGTGGCGCTGAACTGCGCCGCCAGCTTCGCCGCCTCTTCGCGCGCGCCCTTCAGGTTGTTCGCGGTGATGGCAAGCTGCGAGCGGGCTTTACGGAAGCCGTCGATGCGCGCGGCCTGCGCGTCGAGGTCCTTCAGGCAGGCGCGCGCGGTGCGCAGGGAGTCGGCCAGCTCGCGGGTGCTGGCCTTGGCAGAACGGAAGGGGCGGGTCAGTTTGTCTACCGCGTTAAGAACAACCTGCAGGCGCAAGTCTTTATCACTCATCGCTGGTCCCGTGTCGCATTATCGCCTTATGCCGCCACTCCAGTACCTCGGTCAGCGTCATGAACTCGGTAACGGACGGCGGCCAGTGAAAGACGGTGGCAATGTCCGCCACCAGATCGTCAACCGTCAGGCCGTCGCTAAATCCGACAGCACCGACTTCTTCAGTAAAAAAGTGACCATCTCCACCGACAGGCTCACCAGATCGGCGGGGTCCATCTCGGTGATTTCCTGCGTGGTCAGCAGCGCCCGTGCGGCCAGTTGATTTGTCATCGTGGCGGCAAATTTCGGATCGTTGCCAAGCGCAGCCGCCAGCTCGTTCAGCGTGTCCAGCGCCTCCGGAGAAGAGGCAACCAGCTGGGCAATGGCTGCCTGAACAAACGCCGTATTTGCCAGCTGCGAGGAGTTGTTTCCCGCTGCTGCCGTCGGTGCTTTCGGCGTGCCGGTAAACGTCGGGCTGGCCTTCGGTGCGTACTGCGTATGCGGGTCTGCCGCCTTGATGTGTGCATCCAGCAGGCCGTCGGCGTACTGGCGCACCTCAATCGCTTTATCATCCACGTACTGCCGGGTCGCCAGTACCACCGACGGGTCGATTTTCAGCGTTACCGCGCTGGTGCTGTTCACGATGATAATCATGCGCACCGTCTGCGTGCGCCCGCTGCCCTCGGCGAGCTGCGGCTTGTAGGTCTCGGCGCAGTTAGCCACGGCAATCATGACGCCGTCGGCGTCAAACAGGCCAATCTCGCGGATCCAGAAACCGCCCTCGCCCTCGGGGATAATCTGCTCGGCAATAATCTGGCTGCCGTTAGCGGCGTCAATTGTCAGCGAGTTAAGCGACGCGCGGCGCTTCTCGCCGATGAGTTTCGTCTGTGCCGGGTCAGGCGTGGGCAGCGCGCCGCCGCCATCGCCTACCGCCATCTGCGTGATGTTCACTTTGGTGCCGAGCGCGGCAGCGTTGGCAAGCTTAGCCGCGCCCTGATTGGTCAGCAGGGCAAAATATTTTGTCGTCATGCGCTCACTTCCGTCAGGTCGATAAGATGCACCGCCGCGCCGGAATACACCGGCCCGCCGACGCTGATTAGTTCAGGGGTGTAGGGATAAACGGTCAGCTCGTCGCCGCTGTAGCTGGCAACGGCCACCGGCACCGTGCCGTTTGCGTCCAGGGTGATTGAAAGCCCGGTAAGATGGCGGCTGCACGGCTTGGCGTCGGCAATCACGCGCTCCAGCTCGTGATACATTTCCTCGGTGATGCCGGTATCCAGCACCCCCACGTCCAGCCGGAACGTGCCCGGCGCGTCGTTGGTTTTCCACCACTCAATCACGCGGATGAGATAGCCCAGCGGCTCCACCACGCGCCGTATAGCGCTGACGGTGCCCTTGTGCTGATGAATGTAAAACGCGTCCTTCACCACCTTGCGCTTTACGCTTTCCGTCCAGCTCTCGTCCCAGCGGTCCACCGAAAACGCCCAGGCAAGATAGGGCAGAAAATTCACCGGACAGGTGTCAGGGTTCCACAGGTCGCGCAGCGGCACGTTCAGCCCGGAAATCCCGCTGCACGCCTGCGCCAGACGGCGCTCAAGCGCGGATGAGCCGGGCGGCAGCAGGCTGTTACTCATGACGCCACCTCATCACTCGCCACCGTTACGTCGGTGCCGGTGCAGTTGCCCGCCTGCGTGCGGTCCATGATGATGTCTTCAGCCGGTTCGGTGATTTCCACCCAGTCCACACCGGCCACGCGCAGCACCGCACCATAAGACTCGCGACGCACGCTGCGGCCCAGCTTTTTCTGTTCGATAAGGTAGGCGGCAAGCCTCTCGTTTGCGGCCTCAAGACAGGGCGCGGCGGCTACGCCGTCGAACAGGTGCAGCTTCGCCTGCACGCGGTAGTCGTTGATGGTTGCAGCCTGCACCGTCACGCGGTCCGCCACCGGGCGCACGCTCTCGCTGTTCAGCGCTGCGTCCACGGTATTCAGTAAATCAGCGGCTGCCGTGCCGTTGCCTTCCCGGCTTAGCACGGTGACAAGCACCGTCGCCGGTGACGGGCTGATGGCGGACACGTCCTGCACCCGTCCGTCCGCACTACGGGCGTGAAACTCGTAAGCCGCTGTCGGACCGGCAACCGATAAGCCCTCAAACGCTTCCGGCACGCGCACGCGCAGCGCGTCGTCCGATTCCATCACCGCGTCCACCGGCGGCACAGCGTCCGGGCTGGCCGGGGTGATGGTCAGGCGCTGCACGTTACTGCGCGCGGCCAGCTGGTCGAGGTCGCTGCCGAGCGCGTAAGCCACCATCACCGCCTGCGCCGCCTCGTTGATGCGCTGGCGCAGCAGGATTTCCCGGTACACGCTTTCCTGTAGGCACTTCACTATCGGATCGGATTCCAGCGCCAGCACGCGGCGCATGGCGGCCTGTTCGTCCGTCGGATAGAGCGCAATCAGCGCTTCCTTACGTTCGGCCAGCAGCGTTTCAAAGTCCGGCACCTCGATCACTTCCGGTGCGGGCAGCTGCGAAAGGTCAATTACTGCCACTGTTTACCCCCGTAGGCACAGACATTGCGAGCGGTGAGCCGTCGGCACGCTGGCCTGTCAGCTCAACCACCATGGAGCCATCAAAGGCGCTGGTTATGCCCAAAGAACTGAGGCGGATACGTGGCTCCCAGCGGCTCAGCGCCGTGTACGCCGCCGCCATCACCTGAAGGCGCACCACGTCGTTCTGCGGCTGGTCAATCAGCACCGACAGCAGCGAGCCGTATTCACGACGCCCGATGCGGCTGCCTTCAGGGGTGATCAGAATGTCGCGCACACTTTGGCGGATGTGCTCGGTGTCGATGATGGCTTCACCGGTGTCGCGGTTCATGCCGAGATACATCATTGCGGGCCTCCGGACGTGTCGCCGCCGGACTTCACGCCGCCGTGTCTGTGCTTATCAACAACCACGCCGTTTGAGCTCATATCGCCGCCGCCCTGCGTCACCGCACCGTTCATCACGGTCTGGCTGTTAATCAGCGTCTGGCTGGCGTCAACGCCCAGCTGGTCGGTGATCAGCTGAATGCCGTCTGCGGCCTCAATGCGCACGCTTTTGATGTTCTTAATCAGCAGCTGGCCGGTGTCCGGTTCGTACTGGAACCAGCCGCCGTCCTTGAACACGGTGGTGCTGCCGTTCTCTGAATAATCGGGCGGCGGGAAGGCGTCGGAATAAATGGCCGGCAGCGCAAACGCGGTTTCGAGATTGCCGCCGAGGCTCAGCAGCACAACCTGTTCGCCTATGGAGGGTTGCCACCACGTGCGGGTATTCCCGGCGCGTAAGGTGAGCCAGTTAATCCAGTTTGTTTCAAGGTCGCCCGTTTTCACCCGGCAAAGCCAGCTGACCGGATCTACATCGGACACGGTGCCGGTGCGGATCAGGTTGGTGATAAGGCGCATGATTTCGGTGAGTTTGTCGTTCATTCATTCAGCATGCTTTGTTTTCTGCCTAAATGAATCCTCGTGCTATTGTTTTATTCACCACACAATCTCGTAAAGGTTTGCTATGAGCATGAAGGCTGAAAATGTCACATCTAATATAGATAAAAGTCAGAAACTATGGCGTTATATGACATTAGATCGTTTGATAAACCTACTTGATACTAAAAAACTATTCTTCACTCCGGTTAAATTCTACGCATCTAGTGATCCATTTGAAGGGCTTTTACCTAAAGCGGCTCTTGATGCAATTGCGGGAGTTATCAATGACACTCAAGGAATGTTATTAGAAAATATTGATAAAGCTAAATCGCATGCCTTATCACATAGCCCTTTATCAGATGAATTAAAAGCCCAGGCAGCAATAGAGTTTGCCAAGATAAGAGCTGATGCTGAATCCCATGCAGCAAGAATGGAAAAGGTATATTTTAATCTTATGAGCTGCATCGTTGTTAACTGCTGGCATCAAAATGATTTTGAATCCGAAGCTATGTGGAAATTATATTCTGATTCGCATAAAGGAATAGCGATTCAGACTACAGCCGAATCGCTTGTCGAATCAGTGATTGATTCAAGAGCAAGCGCGATTTTCTTTAGTGAGATAAAATACATCGACTATGACTCTCCAAAACTCAAAAAAGAAGATTGCATAGTGAATGGTAATATAGGGCCTTTACTTAAAAGGACTGCTTTCGAGCATGAAAACGAAGCAAGGCTATACTTTACCCCCAAGAAAAAATATATAAGCTTAGATGAAGCCAAGCCTATACCTGAATTGATAGATGTTGACATTAACAAGCTCATTCATAAAGTTTTCATTTCACCCTATGCATCTGAGCCTTTTCCAAGCAGTGTTAAGTGCATATTAAACATGTTCGGAATACCAGATGATAAGATAGTTAAATCTAAACTATTGACCCCCAATAAAAATCTAACAAGAATGTTTTAATATTTCGCTATTATCTCACATGAACACCTTATTACCCACAAACTATTACGCCAGCTCATTCTTTGAGCCAGCGTAATAGCGTTTCATGTACAAAACTTTCAACCTCGTTATTTATGCCCAGCAATGTGCGCTCAGCGTATTTCACTTCGGTGCCGCGCCGGTTCACCCGGTCCCGTAGGCCATAATGATGGACGCGAACCAGCTTCTGCACGCCGGGCACAAACGCAATTTCTGCCATATCTGCGTTTGCCTGCGCTTTCAGGTATTTGGTGGTTTTCAATTTCGCAAACATCTTGCGGCGAATGCGGCCCGGTTTGGTTCGGGCGGTGACGCGGCGCGGTTCCCATGCTGTGCCGTCCGGGCTGCGCTGCAGCGTGATGTTATTCTGCTGAATGCGCCGCACGTCGCGCGCCACTTCGCGCAGCATCTTTGTTCTGGCCGCCGGTTCGAGCTGCGACAGCAGCGCACCCAGCCACGCCTCAACTTCATGCAGTTCAGCCATGGCGCACCGTCCAGCCCTCTTCGCTATCATCCGGCGCTTCCGGTTCCGGCACGGCCTCAACCGACATCACGCCGTCAACTTCCTTCGCAATCACTCGCTCCGTCAGCTTTAAGTTCATGCTGATGTCGCAGCGGTCATTGCCGAGTATGTCCACCTCAAAGGTGAAAAGCCGCTCGCGCTCGGTGGCGTTCTGCAGCGCGTCCGGCTGGTTGACGCCGAGCCAGAATAAAACGGGCGCCATCAGCAGATTCTGATCGCCGGTGAAGTCCGTCACCACCACGTTGAGGGTGTAGCGGTACTCCCATGAAATCGACGTGGCGGAGGTGGCAACCACCGCGCCATTGTCCACGAACAGATGCAGGCGATCCGGGTTGTCGGCCACGTAGGGCACGGCTTTATTCAGGGCGTTTCGCAAGGACTGCGGCTTGTTCATCGTCTTTATCCTGACAACTGATGATGGTGTCTACCTTATCGGCGCAGGCCGCCCAGGCGGCACGGGGTGATTCGCGGACAACCACTCACGGTAAGACTGACCTCCGGTGAGGACTGGTCGCTGGCGCAGCCGGATAACAGGATCAGGCAAAGGGGCATCAGCCCAGCGGCGAAGCTCGTCATTTTCACGTTTAAGTTCCTCAATGGTGCGCTGCCGGTCACGCAGCAGCGTGCCGTTCTGCTCGGCGGCGGCGAAAAGCTGTGTCTGCGCCCGGCTGCTGGTTTGCGTCAGAATGTTGAGGGCAATCAGCTGGCCGTTTTTCTGCGACAGCTTTTTGCCCTGCGCGGCTAAATCCTTCACCTGCGCGTCGATTTTGTTGTGGGCGGTACTGAGCCGCCACGACTGCACGCCAAGCGCGGCAATCAGAACGAGCACTATCGCCGCCAGCGCGCGCATCATGCTGTTACTCCTTTTAAGCACCATGCCAATTCACGCTGTCGCCGGTTATCCAGCCCCTGATTAAATACGCCTTTCACGTACACCCAGCGCGGCAGTTGATAACACGCATCACGCCAGCGCTTCTTTTTGATGAGCGCCACCATCGTTGAGCCGCAGGCGTTGCCGGTGCCGACGTTAAACGCCAGCGACACCAGCGCGTCGTAGACCGGCTGTGGCATTGAAACCGCAGCGCAGCGCGCCAGTGCCGCCTCAACGCGTAACACGTTGGTGATGAAATTCCCCGCCGCCTGCCGCTCGGTGATGGTCCGGCCCGGCACCACACCGACGGTGTTACCAATGCCGTCGGTCCACTTGCCCGCATCGCACAGATATGGCTTCAGGCGGCAGCCCTCATAATCAGCGATCAGCTTCAGCCCCTCGACGGAGGTGTGCAGCTGCTGGAAACCCGGCATTGAACCGACAATGAGCAGCACAGCGCCAACGGTGCAGCGCTTAACGGTTTGCAGATTCATATTCCTCCCGCGTGATGCGCCCGGCGGCAAGCAGCTGATAGGTTTTGCGTTTGTAATACCAACTGATAATTGCCATCAGCAGGCCGATTAACACCCCGGCCACGGTTGAAACATCTTTTAGCGACATGTCGCCCAGCCATGCCATACCGACAGCAATAAACCAGACGATCCCGGCGCGGATTCTTTCCCACATGATTCAGTCCCAAAGCTGGACGGCCTGCACGGTGGCTGCCGCCGTCACGTCCGGCAGCTCCACCTCCAGCCCGTGCAATAAAATGGGGCCGTGCTCCGCCAGCCCCGGATTGGCCTGCAATACCTGCTCCGTCATGCCCTGCGTGCGCCCGTAATGACGCCAGCAGATCTCGTCTACCGTGTCGTTTTGCTGCGCGCGCACCTTCATCAGATCAGCTCAACGGTGCAGTGTGGCGCGTTCTGTACGCGGCTGATGGCCCAGCGTGCGTCGCGCCACAGATCGCCGGTGGCATCTTCCAGTTCTTCCCCGCGCTTCGCTGCGGCAGCGGTGGCGTCAAAGTCCTGATAACGCTCGTTCAGCACCGCGCGCGCCCAGCACCACACCGCATTCTCATAGTGATGCAGACGCACGCTGCGCCCGGCCAGCTCTTCCGTTGGCACATTCGCCAGGCTGTTAAAGCCGCGCAGCTCCTGATGTTCGCGCCACGGGTACAGCTCGGCGTTCACTTCCGCCATCGCGGTGAGCACCACCTGCTTCAGACGCTGCGGCGTCACGGTGCCGTCAACGCGCATCACGCTGCGAAACGTCGCCAGATCGATGTCCGGCCAGAATGAGTTATTGGGGATAATTTCCGGCGTTCCCGTCGCCTTTTCCGACGCTACAAACTGCATGCCTTATTTCTCCTGAATAGGTGGGCGGTGGACGGGGTTTTGATGCGGCGCTGCCTGTCGCCACCCCGTGCCGCCCCGCGCGTGGGCACGTCCGGTTATCAGCTGGCGTTGCGGATTTTCCGCTCCAGCTGCTCAATGTCTTTTTTCACCCCGCAGC